CGAACAGGCGGCAGATCTTCTTGATTTACCTGTTGGATCAAGTTACTTTCCTGAATGGAAACCTGATCATATTTTAAAACTGGACGAATTGGAAATAAAGCGTCATAATGGAAGTCGTTATTGGCAATCTCTTTACATGCAAGATCCGACACCGCAAGAAGGAGGTATTATTAAAAAGGGATGGTTTCAATCATGGCCTCACGATGATCCACCGGAATGTGAATTTATTATTCAGACAATGGACACAGCTTTTTCCGCAAAGACAACGGCTGACTACTCTGTGATGCAGACGTGGGGAATATTTGAAATTTGGGAAACAGATAGTGTAGGAAAGGAACGTTTAATCCCACAACTGATCCTTCTTGGAAATATAAGGGGAAGATTTGAATATCCTGACTTACGTGCTAAAGCACAGGAAGAATACGAAAAACACGAACCTGATGCTGTTATGATAGAGAAGAAAGCTTCAGGTCAGTCACTTCTTCAGGACTTGCGTAGAGCAGGATTACCTGTTTTGGAATTTACTCCTGACCGTGATAAAGTAAGTAGAGCTACGGCTGCAACTCCGTTTTTGGAATCAGGACGTATCTGGTTGCCTGAAAATAAAGAATGGGCTTTTGATCTTATTGAAGAGGCAATTGGATTTCCAAACGCCCGACACGATGATCAGGTTGACGCAATGGTAATGGCTGTACTATATATGAGAGATTCATGGTATGTTTCTCATACGGATGATCCTGACTATGATGAAGATGATGAAGATATTTATAAACCACCGCGCAAAGGATATTGGAATTTTTCAAAAGAATCTTATGCAGCGTGATAAAAGGAAAGAATATTTAAATGGCCGTAGTTGAACGTAATCCGTTTTCAGTTATTCCCGGCGGTGCTGCTGGTGGACCTAATCCTTCTATACAGGAAAGTGACATTGAAATAGAATTGGAAGATCCAGATGCTGCTGTAGAAATGGGATTTCAGGATATTGGAGATGATCAGGCATTAATGGAAGCACAGCAGGATCACTACGCCAATCTTGCTGAATTACTGAGCGACGAAGAACTTCAGGATATTGGAGAGAAAGTTGCGGATGCTTACGAAGCGGATAAAGAATCAAGAGCAGAATGGGAGTCTACTTTTGAAAGAGGGTTTGATCTTCTTGGTCTGAAGCTTCAAGAGACAACAGAACCGTTTGAAGGTTCGTGTACGGCTGTTTCTCCTCTCATAATCGAATCCGCTGTTAAGTTTCAATCCAAAGCTACCATAGAATTATTTCCGGCTGGTGGTCCTGTACGTACACAGATTATAGGATCAACTTCTCCTGAACGCGAGGATCAGGCTAATCGTGTTCAGAACTTTATGAACTACCAGTTAACGGAACAGATTACGGAATACTTTGACGAATTTGAAACGATGTTGTTTCATCTTCCTTTAATCGGATCTGCATTTAAGAAAATGTATTACGATCCTTCAATTCGTCGTCCATGTTCTGAATTTGTACCTGTTGACCAGTTTTACGTTTCTTACCACGCTTCTGATCTTCAAAAAGCAGAACGCTACACACATGTTATTTATCGTAGTCCTGTTGAAATGGATCGGGATGTGGCATCAGGAATGTATATGGATGCTGACTTACAGGAAGCTACGGCCCCTGATCCCAATTCTTTCACAAGTAAAATAGATTCAATTATGGGAATTGGTCCTGCGGAAAACTACGACCAACAATACACGATTTTAGAACAGCATTGTCACATGGATTTACCGGAACCATTTGACAGCCCGGATGAAGTTGCTCTTCCTTATGTTATAACAGTTGAAGAAGAAAGCCGTAAAGTAATATCTATTCGGCGTAACTGGTCAAAAGAAGACCCAACCCAATCAAAGCAAACCTACTTTACACATTATAAATTTGTACCGGGATTTGGATTTTACGGTTTGGGTCTGATACATCTGTTGGGTAACATGACAATGAGTGCGACATCTGCCTTACGTAGTTTGGTTGATGCCGGACAGTTCTCTAATCTTCCCGGTGGTTTCAAAGCACGTGGAGTACGTGTTGTAGGTGGCAATGATCCGATAGCTCCCGGTGAGTTCAGGGAAGTAGAAGCAACAGGACTTGATCTTCAGAAATCTATTGTTCCGTTACCTTATAAAGAACCGTCCCAAACTCTTTATAACATGTTGAACTGGTTAACAACGGCAGGACAGAAGTTTGCGGATCAGACAGAACAGATTGTAAACGAATCTTCCAACTACGGTCCTGTTGGAACGACAATGGCTCTTATTGAATCTTCTGCAAAGTTCTTCAGTGCAATTCATAAACGTTTACACAAGAGCCAACGGGATGAGTTCCGTCTCCTTGCAAAAATTAACCATGAGTTTTTACCTGATGAATACCCTTATGATGTACCTAATATCACCTCTAGTGTATTTAAGTCTGATTTTGATGGTCGTGTGGATGTTATTCCTGTATCTGATCCTAACGTACCTTCTGCTGCCCATCGTTTATCTATGGCACAGATGGTTCTGCAATTGTCCTCCCAAGCTCCGCAAGGTTTGTACAATGTGGAAAACGTGCATCTCTCGATTTTAAAAGCGGCCAACATTCAGAACCCGGAAAGATTTTTCACTCCCAAGACTCCACCGGAACCGCATGATCCGATTACCGACATTCAAATGGTTGTAAAGGGAATGCCGATACAGGCTTTTCCACAACAGGATCATGCGGCCCACATTGCAATTAAAACAGCTTTCATAGATGATCCGACTCTTGGTAAAACGGAAATGATGGCTCCGGCTATTCCTGTTCTTCAGGCAAATATACAGCAGCACATGGTTATGCAGTATCAGGAACAAATGTCCGGTATGGTAAAACTTGAACTACAACAGATGGGACAACAACCTGATCAAGTTTCTCCTGAAGTTCTAAGTCAGCTTTCAATAAACGCGGCTGAGAAAATACTTGAAGCAAGTAGTGGTGAAGGTGGAGAATCTTTTGAAAAACAGAACATCATGCTTGAAGGTGCGAGGCTTGATCTGGAACAACAGAAGATGCAGTTAGGTGCAACTAAAGATGCAGCGGAACTTGCCATTAGAAACAGGGAACTTGACTTGAAAGAAATGGGTGTAGAACTTACTGCTGCTACAAAAGTTGCCGACAAGAATCAAAAACAAATGGATGCTCGTGTACGGGAAGATGATTCGATACGGGGAACCAACACACAGATCATTATAGAATCTTTGCGTAATCTGGTAAGAGAACGTGAGATGATGATGAAGAAAAGGGAGTCTGAAAAAAGATACGCACAAGGAGGAAGTGTAGGGTTTCAAGGTGGTGGGGCTTTATTTGAAAAGTTTGTAGAGGACAGAGGAGGACAAGCTGCATTTGAACCCGGATATCTTGAAGAGATTTTAGCTAAGATTGGAGGAGGAAGACAAAGAACAGGTTCTGAAATTATCCAAGACACGTGGTTTAATTATAAAAGAGAACTGCAAGATTCTCAGAATCCATTTGATCACGACAGGCTTGCAGAAATTGAAAAACAGGAAAAGGCTTTTAAAGAGAAAAAGGCAACAGAACCTGTAGTAGCAGATCTTGACCTGCCGGATGTTGCAGCGACAACTATGTTTAATCTTCCTCCAGAGACTGCTCAAGCAGCACCTAGAATACCAGTAGAAAGAAGTGACCTGTCTAGTCCTATTAAAGATGAAGTACAACAAGAAATAATAAAAACAGAAGATTTGGATAAGGTAGCACCAGATTTGGATAAGGTAGCACCTCTAGCATCTCCAAAGCAACGTGTATCAATTAATAAAGAAACAATCGAAGAAGTAAGCGAACCAGAAGCTAAAGGACCAGAACATATGCCACGATCTTCAAATGAAATTCAGGATGCTTTTATGGAATCGTTTTATGAAAGAGCAGGGATTATACCGGATGCCGACTCAAGAGCTTCTTTTATGGATGGATTAAAAAAATACGAAGATATTACGGGGATAAGAGAATCAGGTGGAAATTTACTTGCTACCAACACAGATAAACCACAACACACGGCAACAGGTAAGTGGCAAGCAACAAATGCTAACCGAAGAACAAATTCTCGACGTATTATAAATATGATGGGAGGAGCGCATAATGTTCCTGAATGGGTCAAACAGGGCGCACAGAATATGTCGGCAGATGAACACAGAAAATTTATGCAGGGTCTAAATGAAGATCAGCAAAGAATGTTATTTATATCACAGTTGTTTATGCAGAAAGGAAGTGATGACTTGATTAAAAACGCTATGGAGAGTGGGTGGGATGAAGATTCTCTTACAGATTTATATATGAAGACTCATCATTTAGGAAAAGGTAAACAAAAAAAGACAGCAACAGGAGTACCAATTTCTGATTTATTTCGTGCAGATTTTAGAAGGTATTCGGGAATACTAGACAAATGATTTATTCTTTCATAGTGGCTTTGGGAGTTCTTCTGTTTTCTTTTACAGCACAGGCACAACAGAAACAAGATACAGGTCTTATACTCGCAACAATATTAACTACTATTCCTGCTCATTGTGCGCCTACTAAACATGTAGAAAAAGTTTTTACTGAAGATCAACTTATTTTTACAGGCTTAGTGGACAAGTCTAATGTGTTTAAGATATATATAAATAAAAGTGGAGCATGGACATCAATGCTTCAAAGTGTTTCAGGAATTTCATGTGTACATTTTTCAGGGATACCGGGAATAATAAAACTTCCTAAAGTAAAAGAAGATGGTACGTAAATCTTAT